GCAATTGGAACAAGAATTATTGCCCAGGCATAAACAAATGCAACGGCAGATGATTTTAAATCTTCTATCATTGTTTTGGTGTGAGTGCGTATGCACCGAAAGCAGATGCTGTGATTGTTGCTAAAATTGCTAGTATTTCCATTATGGTGTCGTAAAATCGTAGGTATTTATACTGGGGGGTGGACTATTAGGTGAATGTGCTCCCAATGAACCCATTGATAAAAAGAGTCATTACAGTCCCAATTGTAAGAGTGGCGGCTGTGAGATTCATAAGTCGTCCTCTATAGTACATAATTATATAGCAAAAGTGTATCATAGTGATACACTTTTGTAGCAACGACAGCAAAAATTAGTCAGGATTTATAGATAATCCTTCCTTTGATGATGTTCCGGAACAATCTTACCAAGTGTAATACTCAGTAACCCATCCTCAAAAGTAACTGATCTAACTTCCGTTTCATCTGAGAGGGTCCAAGATCTGGTGAAAGATCTCTGAGCCACTCCTCGGTGGACATATTCTGTTCCGGTCTCTTTGTCTTCTTTTTGTCCTTCGACAAAGAGTTTACCGTCTTGTGTGTAGACATAAACTTCTTTCTTTTTGAATCCTGCTAGTGCTAGTTCTAGTCTCGATTCTACGTTGCTGACCGTGACTAGGTTGTATGGAGGATAATTGCTTGTCGTCTCATGCAGCGTCGTGAGACGATCAAAGTAGTCTTCCATACCAATACTGTTTCTATTTATAAGATCTAGAAACTGATTTAAATTGGCAGCATTGTACTTCATTAGGCTTCCCATTGTACTTCTCCTTAATAAGCGAGATTTGATTGTGTGGACCCCGAAGGCATCCATTATTATATATTAGCACAGATCATAAAAAAGCGGGTGTTGAAACCCGCTCATTTTTATTCGGTTTCTTCTGTACGTTTCTTTTTAGAACCGATATTGTACTTAGTCTCAAGAATCCAGTCTTGCTTATCTTTATATGCAAGGACTTTAATCTGATTAAGTGGTGCAATATCAGTAATTTTATTTACATCAACAATACTAATGAGACCCCAATCGGCAAGCAACTGAGCAATACGATTACGACGTTGAACGTCATTCTGAGTTAGATTTGCATGTTTACCATCTAATGCAAATAACTCTTTGAAATGCACCAAATAATATCTACCTTGTTTATGCAGAATATGGCAGGATTGATAGATTTTCTTTTCCTTCCGTGACGCGACTCCGATTCTCGTCAAGGTTTCTCGTACTTTGAGGAAATCATCCGGTTCATTCAGGACAATTTCAACCATTTGTTCGGGAGACCAACTCACCTCAGGTTCTCTAACCACACTCATCTTTTTCCTCCAGTGTCAAATTTCGATTTAATGAACTCTAATTGTTCTTGTGTCAGTATTTTCAAAGCCTGCTTTGCCTTTTCATTACTATAACCATAATAACGTTTGACATAATCAAGATCTTTGATTTTATCTTGTCGGAGCCAGGGAGAAAATCTCTTCTTTTTCCTCACAATATTTATAAGAAAATCGTATTGAAGTTTCTTTGGAAGAAAGTTATACTTATTCATCTCATTAGCAAACATCAAAGTATCGATGTGCCCAGAGAAACAACGGTTCACAATATAAGGAGGATATTCTTTTTCAATAGAGGGGTCTTCGTCAATCAGATGCTTCTTCGTCTGATTGATACTGTTCAACCAATCCTTCAATTCCATAATTAAAAAGTAGTAGTTCTTTGCGTTGTTGCTGTTCTCTCATATATTCACCAACGGATCTCATAGTATATGTGAGATCAAACTCACCAACTTCCCATCCTTTAAAACGATCTTTAACTAATTGTGATGAATTATAAGATATTAACTGATGACCTATAAATCGATCACAATCTGAGGCAAAGTCATCATGATCAAACTTCTTATGCATATCACCACCTTTACCATAAAGATTATCTTTAATGTCATAAGGAGGATCAAGATATGTAAAACATGATTTTGAATCCGTCAGTAGTCCTTCATAGGACCAATTTGTAATCTTCCAGTTTTTAATTATTTGAGTGTATCCTGGAAGTTTTTCGATTCCTCGCATTGAGAAGTTTGAGACACTTGCTTGTCTACTGAATGAGGATGATTCAGTGAGACCACTAAAGCTACACTTGTTAATGACATAAAAAGCAGTAGCACGAAATAAATTTGGTTGAGCATAATCGTTTACAACATCTTTTGCTTCTAAAAATAATCCTCTGGCAGATGCCTCATCAGGATATCTAGACTTTAAATCTTGAAGTCTTTTATAAAGAGCATGTCCATCATCTTGGAGAACTCTCCAAAAATTATAAAGAGGTTCATATAAATCATTTACCCAAATATCCAGATGTGGATATTTTTTAGTAATGTGAATGGCAACGCTACCACCACCAAGAAATGGTTCTCTATATTCCGTATAATCTCTAAGATCGGGAATAAACTGATCCAATTTTGTACATGCTCGACTCTTGCCGCCAGGGTAGCGTAAAGGTGTTTTAAGGGACTTCATAATCAGGTTTGTTATACTTCAAATATTCCCAGAAGGTCAGTTTCATTTCCTTATGGGTCATACCACAATGTTTTGCGGCAGCAGGTAGAGTCATTTTAGCACGGAATAGTGCATTATTTGCCTCTGATACGTTCTGTGGTGTAGTCTTTACTTTTGGTTCCACCAAATTATTTTTATCAATTTTTAGAAGACCCATATTCAATAAGCGAGTTTACACTTTCGGACATTATACGATATCCAGATCCAACATATAGTTGTCCCAGAAAAACAGAAACAGTGGCAATACCCCAAAAAATGTAATACCACTTAGATTTTACCTGTGCTCTGAGTTTCATTTCAGTAAATTCTTTATGAATATCTCGATGATGAAATCTCAAAGACTTATCAATAATCTTATCAATTTTCTTTTTCATTAAAGTATTCTCCTTCAGAATTATAATAAGAAATAGTTTTACGGAATGATACTATGGGATCCTCATATTCATCTGGATAAGCAGTGCGTTTCATTCTTAGTAAAATTTCATCAAGAGGACTCTCTGTTTTAAAGCAACTCAATAATTTAATTATATACTTTAATTCATCATCATCTAGTTTTAGATTATGTATATTATAGTGTTTCATTTAGATTCATACTCCATAATTAATCTTTGAACTTGTTTTTTATTAGTTCCGCACGGAGCATTTTCTAGACATACAAGAATACATTCTTTATCACTAATGGGTGGTTTAATACTAAATCCATTCTTATCGACCAATTCATCTGGTGCTTCTACACTACTCATTTAAATTCACACTCCACCATTAATTCAGTTAAACAAGCAAGCATATTTATCTCCTGATCCGCCACGAACGCGCCCTGATACTGGTACTTAGCGAGAACAAGCACAGCAGCAGGAATACTACCAGGAACCAACGAATCATAAAGAGAATCATAAATCCTCCTAAGAAGAACGCTAGTATCATTGTCCAAATTAGAAACGATCCACTTCCGGACTTCTGAGAAATTTTTGTTTTTAAGGTCTTTAACAAGTTCATTTACTGAAACGTCCGAAAACGTTGCGAGAATGCCCGAATCAATCTTCCCAGAAACGGAGTATCTTTGGCATTCGTTAAGGACTCGTCGCCAGTCTGGGAAGTGTTTGTTGATGAGTTCGACGAGAGCTTTGTTGTCATATTCAATGTGCTCAAGTCCCAAAATTTCTTGGAGTCGCTTGAAAAATTGTGCGGCAATGAATTGTTTTTGTTTTCCACCGATTCCAAATTCAATGACGGCACAACGGGAATGGAGAGGTTCAAGGATTTTGTTTTTGTAGTTGCAGGTGAAGATGAATCTGCAGTTACCAGCAAACTCCTCAATAAACGCCCGTAAGAGGAGTTGTACATCATTGGACGTGTTATCTGCCTCATCAATAATGATGACTTTGTGTTTTGCATCTGAAGAAAGCGAGACGGTCGAAGCGAAAGATTTCGCATTGTTTCTGACCGTATCGAGAAAACGTCCCTCATCGGATCCATTGATGACATAATAGTCTACTCCTAGTTGATTACATAGTGCCTTTGCTACTGTTGTCTTACCAATACCAGGAGGTCCCGCTAGTAGCATATTGGGGATCTCTCCCTTATCTAGGAAACTTTGAAATGTTTTTTTAGTTGCCTCGGGGAGAATACACTCTTCAATCGTTTGTGGTCGATATTTTTCAACCCAAATAAAATCACTCATAATAAATCATAAAATCAGTTTGTAAAATCCAATAGTCATAAGAAATATCAACATAACAACAACATCCCATGATTTTGTCCTTATAAAAAAAGGAAGCGATATAGAATCTCCTATTAAATTTACAATAGCACCAGTCGTTACATTGACATGAAGAATAATAAAATAGGCAGTGATAACAAAAACACTACCTACAATTCTTAATGGTATATCAATTTTCATAAACAGAATCAGGTTCCAGAGCAATATAATACTTCAGATCATGATTTGAATTTGTAAACTGTGATAAAAGTTTGGATGATACAATAACATCATAGGCACCAGGAATAATCTTAATGTTTTCAACCTTGAAGTTAAATGCAAACTCCTTATCAGTTTCACCAACAACAATAGCAAACTCATTAGAGGTGTCATTCTTCTTATCACGAACAACAAGTTTAACAACACCACCTTCTCCAACAGCGCAAAGATCAGGAAGCTGATATACTGCTGCTGCCTTCAACAACTTTTCAAGTGTGACGCTATCGAGTTGAAAACAAACATCTTGTGAAGGAAGTTGAATTTCTTTTTCTGGAGGAGAAATGATCACATTAGGATCAGCATAAAAGTATTTTACCCTACGCTTACCTTCACGAATGGAGAGGTAAGAATCTGGAGAGAAATCCATTTCAGGATCCTGGTGAAGACTCAGACCATTTAGAAACTGATTAAGATCATAGATGGCAAAGTCACGGGGAAACTCTTCTTTAATTTCTGCCTCTGCCAAAATATTCTTGGCAACAGAAATAGTACGAAGTTTATTACCTTGCTTTACAAGAATGGATTGATTAATGGAAGAAAAATTCTTAAGGATGTTTAGAGTTTTTTCAGACAGTTTCATTTTTTTGTCACGAAGTTTCATTGAGGATAAGATTCGGTTTGAGCATTCTTATCATTAAAATACATAAGAAGAACCGCATAATGAAGAATTTTTAGAATGTCTCTTCGTGCCGTTCCTTTCTTATCATATCGTGAAGCATACTTAAGAATGTTACTACGGCAGAATGCTTCACCATCACCACATGCCTCAATCAAATCAAGAGTTTGAATCTCTTCATCACCGGCAGAGTAGTGTTGTTTGTAAGTGCTGCGAATATATTCAAGAAGCTCATCGACTATTGCTTCTTCAGAATATTTCCATTTACAGTTGTTAGTGTCCATAGTCAAATCAATGTCATTATTTTGCTGATTTAGAGTGTCCCAAAAATCTTCCCAGTCTTTTGTGTCTGCTGGGATAATAGAAAATGAATACCCATCAGCATTTACTGATTCTGGCATTTTTCTATTAGGATCATTACGATCATACTCGTAATAGTGTTTGGAATGTTCAGTCATGCCCAATTCATCGTAAAGTAAACTCCAAGCATTAGTCATTATATCAGGCAATCTCCTGTTCGTCAACATTAGAGACAGAAGTATTATCGTCAGGCATCTTAAAATCGGCGTCTACCTTATCATACAGTTCAATAAAAGACTGTTTAGTTTCATCATCAAAACGATTGATACAATTTTGAATTGCACTTACCTTATCACCAAAGATACTATAAGCACGAATAATGTGAATCAAACGACGAGTACTGATAACTTCATCAATACCTCCATCAAAGAAAGTTTTACGAATAATATCTGCCCAATCAACTAGACGAGAGATAAAGTTATCATCATTAATGCCAAGAGTATCAGCAACTTTACTAAGAATTTTTGCTTCATTGGCAGGAGTGGGGTACTCTTGCTCAAAGGTTACGGGGAAACGCTCAAGAAAGGCTTCGTTGAGCACATTAGTACCAATGAATCGTCCGTCATCGGAACCTTTACCTTTTGTATTGGCGGTTGCGAATACGTTGAAACCTTCTGCGGGCGTAATGAATTTGCCAATCTTCTTGAGGAAAACTCCTTTTCCTTCAAGAATTGACTGAAGACAGAGGATTTTGTTGCTTGCGAGGTCGATTTCGTCAAGGAGCAGAATAGCACCTCGCTGGAGGGCTTCAATGACTGGGCCATTGTGCCAGACGGTTTCGCCATTAACAAGACGGAAACCACCAATAAGATCATCTTCATCAGTTTCGATAGTAACATTTACACGGATGAGTTCTCGTCCGAGTTGGGCACACGCTTGTTCAACTGAAAAAGTTTTACCATTACCGGACAATCCCGTAATGAACGTCGGATAAAAAAGACGGGACTGAATAATTTTTTTAATATCACCGAAGTTACCAAAGCGGATGAAGGTATCATCTTTCTGAGGAATAAGGTTTTGTTCAATAGCAGGTAGAGCAGCAGGTGCCTGATAATTTTTTTCGATTTGCTCTACTTTTTGTTGCGTCACTTCAAGATTCCATTTGCCACGACTAATCTTATACTGTTCTAGTTTATTCGTAATGGTTTGATAACTTCCACTATTCATCGCGCACCAAGCACGAATATCTCCACTTGTAACCAAATCTCCATAAAGACTTTGGAGAGAAGTACGAATGTAATCAGAAGACAAGGACATGATGTAGGTGGTTTGTTTCAACTGAAGTTATTATAGGGCAGAGTGGGGCAGAGTCAGGGGCAGAGTAGACAGTTCAAAGATTGTCCAGTGCTTCCTCAATTTCTCCAATCAATCTCTTTCTACTGTGTCTCTTGTCAAGTTCTACACCAATCTCTCTACCATATTCTTCAAGTTCACTTTTACTCATTGAAGAAAGGTCGGGAGTCTCATCAACAACTTCTTCTTCCTCTACAACCTCTTCTGGAGCAATAGAAGTTGCTTCTGGAGTAGCGACTTCTACAGGTGCAGGAGGAGTGGGAGCAGAAGGTGCTGGTGCAGGTGTAGAAGCAGGTGCTTTTTTACCACCCACTAAATCTCCAAATCTAGACATTTGTGTTACCATTTACTATAAAAATATTTATCAGGCAATAAGCTC